CCGTTTCGCCGGCGTTTATCACGCCGCGCTATATGGTTTTGGCTGGTGAAAACATGGGCCGGGGCCCGGTTTTGTTTGCGATTGCCGACATTCGGACGGCGAATAAGATCGTTGAACTCACGCTTAAATCGGCTTCGATCGCTGTTGCCGGTGTTTACACAGCCACAGACGACGGGCTTGTTGGAGAGGGAACAATCAGGATTGCACCAGCCTCGGTGATAAAGGTACGACACAACGGCGGGCCAAGCGGTCCATCCTTGCAACGCCTGGAAACCCCGACGCGCCTGGACTTCTCGCAGCTTTTGCTCGACCAGCTGCACCAAAATATCAAGAAGGTCCTCGGGGATAACTCACTTCCCCCAGAAGCCGGCCCGGTGCGATCGGCTACAGAGTTTGTTCAGCGGGTCCGGGAACTTATTGCGGATGCGGCCGGCGGTCTAGGGCGTCTACACTCTGAGTTTGTGGTGCCGGCTGTCCAGCGTGCGATTGATATTCTCGACGCCAAGCAGATCTTGCCGGCCGGTCTGGCGGTAGAAATCGACCAGTTTATTGTGCAGGTGAAACTCACCTCACCGCTGGCGAAGCAAGAAAGCCTGGGCGAAGTCAAGAACCTCATTCAGTTTGTGGAGTTGCTCGGAAAGATTGGCGGCCCGGAAATGCAGCATTTGGTTGCCGAGGTGGACGGGATCATGGCCGAGGTGGGCGATTTGCTCGACGTGCCGGCGAAATTCATCCACACCAAACAAAAGAGAACGCAGATAATGGCAAGCGCGGCCCAAGTGGCAATGCAACAGAACGGCGCGCCGCCGGGTCAGGTCGCACAGGTCGGTCAAGCGGTTCATCAAGTAGCGGGGCAACAACAAAATGGCGGATAATGATGTTATTCCTGACGGTCTATCGTGGGCCGAAAGTGAGGTTATTGGAGGGCTCAATGAGGAGTTGGCGCAGATTTACGCCGCTTGCTTTGGCACGCCCGCCGGCCGGGCCGTATTGGCCGACATGCGCAAGAAGTATGTGACCGTGACGAGGTTTGTCCCTGGCGCGGGCGCAGAGCATGGCTTTTACCGGGAAGGCATGGCGCAAGCCGTGTTTGAGATTGAAGAACTCATCAAAGCAGCGAAAGGGGGCTTGTAATGTCCACAAAGAAGAAACCCAAGACGGAAGAAAAGATCACGCGTGAGCCTGTCGTTATGCCTATTCGCCTGGGGCACAAGCGCCGGGTTGTTATGGCGGTCGAGGCGATGGGCCTTCACTCGGATAAGGCGCTGAGCGAGATTGATCGGTTTATATTCCGGGGCACTTCTATCGAGGATCGGACCGAGGACTGGGAGGGTGTCGCTAAAATTAGGGCGTGCCTTGAGGATTTTTACCGGGACGTTATGTCGATCGTGTATCCTATGGAGACCGAAAAAGACGACGAATAACCCCAAACCAAGCGGAGAATAAGCCATGTTTGTCAGAAAATATATCGAACTATTGCGCGCACCTGAGAGCGAAGGCGGCGGCGGTGATGCCTCGGCCGATACCAGCGAGGGCGGCGAGGACAAAGGGGAAAGCGTCCTTGATAATGTCGGGGGTGACGGCCAGGAGGGCGACCAGAAAGCCAGCGGTGACGCGTCTGGGGATCAAGGGGGCGACGCGGCGGCCTATGTGCCGAAGGGGTTGCCGGACCACATGGTTGGGGAGTCCCAGAAGGACACCTTAGACAATCTTTTCAAAGCCTACAAAGGCGCTCGGGATAAGATCGCCGGCGGCAAGATGGGTGAGGGCGACGTGCCCGAAAAGATCGACGGCTACAAGATAGAGCCGACGGGCGAGGACGATGTTATTGGGACGGAACTCAACAGCGCCGACAGCAAGCCAATCGTTGACGCGTTCAGGTCGGCGGCGCTCGACCTGGGCATGACAGATCAGGTGTTTGAGAAATTCATGCGCGAGGGCCTGGGCAAGGTGACGGAGGCGGGAATCCCAATCGGGAAGAACGACGAGGAAATGATGCAGATTTCCGCGCAAGCAGAAATGGAAAGCCTTGTTTCGGTGGTGGGCGATGAGAAGTCGGCGAAGGAAATGCTTCTCACGGTCGACAACTTCGGGCAAAAGCTTCTGGACACTGGGTCAATCACCAAAGATGAGCAGCAAGAATTCCGGATTATGTGCGGGACGGCTGAGGGTGTGCGGGTGATGCACAAGATCCTCGTTGATGGTCTGGGCGAAAAGCCAGTGCCGCTTCTTGGTGGTGGTCTCGAAGGGGAACAGGTCACGCAAGCCGACGCCTACGCCTTCCACGCCTCGGCCCTGAAAATGCCCGCCGGCTCGGAACGTGATGCCGCTCTTGGCAAGGCTGAAAAGATGTTCGAGAAAGCTTTCGGCACCGGCAACGCGACCCAAGTTAGAAGCCGCGTGTTGAGTTAGGAGAGAAACTAATATAGTATAGCCCCACCGGGTCCTCATGTTTCAACCCCATTGATCGCTCCCCGGCTGACTGGCGCCCTGTATCTTCCTGCGGGGCGCCCTTTTTATGAATTATTGACAGACTTTTCTTCTGGGCGCATATTACGGCAAACGCAGACCCAACAGTGACGGCCTTCCCGTTTATCGGCCCTGATCCTTTGGCCCTCGGTTTTCTCAACTGAAACGCTAAGGAGGTGGCAAAATGTCAACTACTCTTTCAACTGCCTTCGTCGCCAGTTTTGACAGCGAAATCAAGCAAGCTTACCAGGACAAGGGCAAGCTGCGCGATCGTGTGCGCGTCAAAATGGGTGTTCGAGGTTCAACTCACCGCTTCAACTTGCTTGGCAAGGGCATGGCGACAAAACGTATTCCGCAAACCGACATTATTCCGATGGGCCTGGTTCACTCGAACCAGACGGCCACGTTGGAAGACTGGAACGCGGCGGAATACACCGATATTTTCGACGAACCGAAAACCACAGTAAACGAGCGTGCCGAATTGGCGTCCTCGGTTGCCTCGGCAATCTCACGTCGGGAGGATCAGCTAATCATTGATGCACTGGTGGCGGCTTCAACGGCGCTCACTGTTGCATCCAGCATTGGCGGCACGCAAACGTCTCTCAATCTAACCAAGCTTCGGCGCGCAAAACGCTTGCTTGGCGATGGTGGTGTTAGCGAGGATGAAGAACTGACGTATGCCGGATCTTATCATTCGCAAGAGGGGCTTCTTGGGGAAACCCAGGCGACAAGCTCTGACTACAACGGCGTTCGCGCGCTCGTAAACGGTGAAATCCACACGTTTATGGGCATGGCGTTTCGCTGGATTGCAACGCGTGCAGAGGGCGGGCTTGATCTTACCTCTAATGAGCGGATGAACTTCTGCTTTGCGCGGTCTGCAATCGGCCTGGCCGAAGGTATCTCGGCACGAACCGAAGTGAACTATATCCCGACCAAAACGTCGTGGCTGGCAAACGGGATTTTCTCGGCCGGCTCAGTCGACATTGAGGCCGCTGGTATCGTTGAACTTCTGACTTGGGAGGCTTGAACATGGCTTTTTCTATCAAGAGTCTCGAAAACCACTCTGGCTCAGGCGGTGGCTCGAAAATCTGGTCTTATCATGGGACGGATACAAAGGTCGCAACCAAGGCAACCGGGTTCTTTAATCCGGCGGCCGGCCTGATGAGTGTTGGTGATCGGGTGTTGATCCATGCGTCAGACGCAGACTTTGACGCGCATGTGTCGGCCGTATCGGCGGGCGTCGTTACGATTGCGGCAGTCGACGCCTTTTAATCCAATGCCCTAACCGCTTGGGCATTTGGGGGGGAAGCGGGCTGGGGCAGCAGACCCCCGGCCCGTTTTTTTAAGGAGGTTATAAAATGGCAACAAGTAGTTTGGCTGTCGCGAACATGGCTCTGGCGCGCCTTGGCGAACCGAACATTGCGGCCATTGCGGCCGGCAACGATACGGGCGGCAAGGTGTTTGACCTTTACGAACCGACGGTTTTGAACTTGCTTTCAATGCACAGGTGGCGCTTTGCTCGGGCCCGCCAGTCCCTCACAAAAGACGGCGCCTTTACGCCGGTCACAGAATGGACGAACGGGTTTACCCTGCCGACATACCAGACCGACATTGTTGGGCAGCCAATCAAGGTTTACAGGGCCACGGAAGTCGGCTCTCGGTCGCATACGGATTATGAAATTCAAGGCCGGTATATCCTCACAAACGACGATGTTTGTGTGATTGAATACACGCAGCGCACCGGTGAAACGGTTTGGCCTGGATATTTTGAGGCGCTGGCAGCGGAGGCTCTGGCCTCGTTCTTGGCTCTACCTGTCACAGAAAACCAATCTAAAGAGCAATATCACGCCGTTCGCGCCTTCGGAACGCCGGGCTATGGCGGGCGGGGCGGCATGTTTGCGGCGGCCGTCCAGTCTGACAGCATGGCAAACCCGTCAGAAAGCTTGATTGACCAGGGCGACCCGATCAGCGCGGCAAGATTTGGGGGCGTCTAATGCCAGTCGGACGTTTTGTTCAGGCGAGTTTCAACAGCGGGGAATTCGACCCTAACCTTTGGGGGCGTGAAGACGTCACCTTTTTCTATTCCTCGGCCCGCAGACTTGAGAATGTGCTGCCTTTACCCCAGGGCGGCGCGCGACGTCGGGACGGGATGGTGACAAAAAGCGCCATTCGGGGCCAGGTCTCTCAAGGGGTGTGGACGGGGGCAACGCTGACTGCGCCCAATGGGGGCACGCCTGGCAATGCGACAGACGGCGACACAGCGACATTAGTCACGACAACAACGGCTATCGGCACAACAAACCCTTACGAGATCATCCGTGTTGATTGGGGGGCAACCGGGCCCTATGCCGATCCGTTTGCTGTCGATATTAGCGACCTTTCTTTTTCCGCGCTTCCAAGCGGCACCGAGCGCGAAGCTGTTGAGTTGCAAACGTCAGACGATGCGGCGGCCTGGACTTCGGTTGCAACGATTACAGTCGGGATCACGGCCTACAATCGGCGCTTCGCTGCAAAACCCACGGCAACGCTCGGCGCTCATAGATACTGGCGCCTGGTTAGAACCGGTGCGACAAGCTTACCCGCAGCGACAGTATCGCTTTCTGAAATGTCCTTCTGGACGGAGGACACCGGCACGCTGACGGAAAGCGTTAGTCACCGCATAACGATAGGCATTGGCACAGAATACCTTCTGATTTTTGTCGATAAGTGCTGCGATGTATTCGACGGGGACACGGGGGCTTGGGTGGCCTCAATGGCAACGCCGCACACGGCCGCACAACTGCGGGAAATGACAACAAACGCGCGGCTGGCAACCATGATCCTTTACCATAAGGACGTCCCACCTCAGATCGTGCAAAACCTCGGGGCGGCGAATGATTGGCGCAGCGGGGCGGTGTCGTTTGATAGCGTGTCAGAATATGTGTTTGAAGACGATCTCGACGCCGGCGGGGTAAACGAAAAGCAATATGCCGACTTTGGGAGTATGACGCCCGGCGATAAATACCAGTTTGAACTCAACGGCGAAATGTCGGCGATTAAAACATGGGTCGGGAGCGGGGGTGACGGCACTTCTATCGCCACCACACTCGGCGGGCTGACGGATATAACGTCGGTGATGGTCGCATACGACTCCGGCGATAATTATTTCATCGAATTCACAGGCGTTGACGGATTGCAGCCCTGGCCGATTATGGTTGTGTCAATACTGACCGGGTCAGGGACGGGGATTGTTACGCGCGTTCAGGCGGGTAAGGTCCCGTTCGGGGACCTTTGGTCAGCAACGCGGGGCTACCCTCGCTGCGGGACGTTTTACCAGGGCCGGCACTGGATGGGCGGGTTTCTTGGCGCGCCTGACGTGGTGGCAGGATCTCGGGCCGGGATTTTGTTTGACTTCAAGAACGACGCGGCGCCCGTTGCTACAAGCCCGATCGTCGCGCGCGCTGATGTTGATGAGCAAGTGACCGTGTTGCACATTTTCGCCGGTCGGCATTTGCAGATTTTCACGTCGTCTTTGGAACTCTACGTCCCGACTGAGCCGATAATGGCGACAAACATTGCGCTCAAAGTAACAAGCCGGATAGGGTCGGAGGCCGAGGTCGCGCCGTTTGATGTTCAAGGCGGCACGTTTTTCGTGGCAAAAGGCGGCCGGTCGGTGCGTGAATTCCTGTTTGTCGACACGCAACAAAGCTATTCAGCGCAGCCAGTTTCAAGGCTTTCCGGGCACCTTGTTTCTTCGCCACGGGCGATGGTTGTGCAGCGCCACGCAAACACAGATCAGCCTAACGTCGTAATGCTGGCTAATACGGGCACTGACGACTATGGCAACACGGTCCCGCCAGCGGTCGCCACGGTGGATAGAAACCAACAGGTGACGGCCTTCGCGCGCCTGGCGACGCTCGGGGTCATTAAACACTTTGCGACAACGCAAGCCGGCAAGGCGTTCGCCGTTGTGTCCCGGACGTTTAATTCCGTCACTTGGGATTACCTCGAAGAAATGGACGGGAACTATTATCTGGACGCGTCGGCCAAAATAACAAACGGAAACATTGACGACTTTACTGCCACGGCGTCCCAAACCGTGTTTACCTACACGTTTGCAAGCCCTGCCAGTGCGGCCGACGTTGCTGTTTGGGCACGGCTTACGGCGGCAGATGATTGGGTTCGCGAGGACGCGGCGGGGTACGCGGTCGACCTGGTGGGCAAAACAGTCACGTTCTCGACGGGGCGCGCGGTGGGGGAACTCATTCGGATAAACGAGCGCCTGGGCGTTGTGGATCTTACCGGGGCCGGGTCTCACCTCGCCAGCACGCCCGGCGTGTTTGTTTCTGGCGATGGGCTCCCGCTTGGCACCTACACGGCCGGCGCGTCGTCGGTGTCGCTCGGGGCAAGCCGCTATGATTTCTCGGCAGAGGTTGGGTTTAGTTTCGCTCCGAAAGTGATTTTGCACCCGTACAAGGCCGCCGGGCAGACAAGCCCCACGATGAAGCGCCAGAGGATTTTCAGAGTTATTTCAGATTGGCGACAAACGCTGTCGGCGACCATTACCTTTGAAGGGGATCCGGACCTTAATGTTTTGACGCCCTACACAAGCGCAATCGCGGCGGGGGGTGTTCTGTCCTATACGGAAGGCGGGTATCTCACAGACGGGCCTAAGCGCATGAGCGGAATCGGGTGCTGGCTTTTGGACCCGCACCTTGTTATTTCTCAAAGCGAGCCGGGGGCTTGGCACCTTCGGTCGCTGACTTACGATGTGAGGTTTTGATATGTCCACAATAATCGAGGCGGTTGGGCTGGTTATCGGCGGGGCGCTTACCTCACTTGGGGCAAGCGCGGCGACGGTGGCGGCGGCGACCACAACAGCGGGAACGATTTCAACCGTCTTGACGGTGGGGAGCGCCCTTTCCTCTATCGGGCAGGGGATAGCGGCCAGTAATTCCTTGAAAATGCAGTCTCAAGAGGCAGCGCTGAACTCTGAACTTAACCGAAAAGCAGGGGCGCAAAAATCTCTCGACCTGGCGCGCGAGTATAAAAAGCTGCAATCTGAGGCGGTAGTGACGCAGCTTGCAAACGGCCTTGATGTAGGGGTCGGGACGGCTGTTGATATTAGGGCCGCGACCTCACGAGAGGCGTCGCGCCGCCTGGATATTTCGCGCCAGAACGCGCGCGGCCGGGTGCGCATGGCCCGGCTTCGGTCTCGGGGCCTTTTATCTGAGGCAAACGCTGCGTTTACAGGTGGGATCGTAAACGCCGGCGGGAAGCTTCTCGACAATCAACAGTTAGTGGGGGGGTGATATGGGAAACGTGCCGCAGTATGGCCCTTATAGTCCAGTAACAACGCAGCCAAACCCCAGGCCCCAGCCCGGGCAAGGCCAAGAGCGGCTAATGAACTCCATTACGGGCATGTTTGACAAGGCGCGGGCGTTTGTCGCCCCGGCGGCGCAGTATGAGCAGCAGATCCTCGGCGAAAAACAGGCGGTGGCAGAGATAAATGCCGGGACGTTCAAATCCCGCACGCCTTACACTGTCCGATCAATGGCGTTCCAGAAGGCCGCCGATCGTATTATTACTTCGCGCACAATGGAAACGCTCACCTCGCGCACGTCGGACGCCATTAAAAAGGCAGACGGCAACACGGCGGTTCTTGGCGCGGAAATGGCTAAAATCCAGTCTGAGATTGGGGCCTCGCTTCCAGATCTTCCCGGGTTGGCCGTAGACTTCTCACAGGCGTTTCACCGGGCTTCTAGCGTGGCCGGCCG